AGGTGCAGATGTGCCGAGAGGTAGGCTGACTGCGTCGCCTTTTTGCGGGCTGGGAAGGGCCGACGTGAAATAGTCGTACCGCTTGCCGCGTTTTTGCAGCGTATAATCCGAACTTGTGTCCGGGCCGTTGTCCGTTTCTTCGACGAGAGAATCCTGCAAGTTTTGGTCGCGGTACCAATCGTTCCAAATTTTGTTGTAGGCGCGGAAGAACAGCGCCGAGATTTCTGTCTGATCCACCGCCGAGTTGTGCGGTATACCCATGTATTTGGCCAGCAGTTGTTGCGTACTTGAACCAGTGTAATCGGCCGACGTTGCAGCGCCGAGTGCCGGTGTGGTGTAGCTGATTGGGTCGCCCGGGTCGTCCTGGGCGCCATGCATTTTCTCCCAATTGGGCCAGAGGATTCGGTATGGCACGAAGAAGAAGTGAATCGTGGCCCGTAGGGTATCCATGAGCGGGTGCAATGTTGGGCTGTTCAAACGGAACAGGGCTTTGACGTTCATTCGGAAGGTCGAGCCGGGTATAACTTCGTCGACGTAGACCGGACAGAGATAGTCGCAATCCATAGTCGTCGTATGCGTATGCGATCTGTTGAACGAGGATCGCGGTAGTTTTGCTTTTGGTACCTGGCCGTAGCCGCTGACGATGTTTGAACGTCCCATGTGAGTCTCCTATTGAGTGCCGCCCGGTGATTGGTGAAGGTCCTGGTCGAATGCCTCCAGTTGGCCAACTTTTATTTTCCTCGAGGCGGCGATTACCTCGAGGGCCGTGACCAGTTTGACCGGTGCCGAGCCGTCGAGCTCGCCGGTGTTATCGTCCCAGGTACCTACGCGGAAGAGTGTGAAATCCTCCGGGTGTTCAGAGATTAGACCGTCGCCGTCCTGGGCGGCTTTTGAGAATGAACGAGTGCCTTCGTCGTCGCTCCGTGAGAAGTAAGGCCGGAGATATGCGCCGGCCGCCTGGTCGAAGATTGAGAATACAAATAATTTCATGATTTTCCCTCTGGGTCAGTGAAGATACTCGATTGTACGGATTCGACATTTAAGAATTGACCGATCCAGTCGAGTTTGGTGGTTATGAGATGCACGATTTCGTCTATGTCTGTCTTGTGTTTGTGTGCGAACTCACGAACGTTTGTGTAGTTGAATTCCATCCCGTAGATGATGATTACAACGTGCGTTTCAGGTGTTTTTTCAGAGCTCTCTGACATTTGAATTTGTCCTCTAATCGTTGTGGTGAGAATTCCAGGGGGTTTTCCCTGGCGTATTTCGAGCGGGCCTCCTTAACCCGCTCGTATAGATCTGGGTCCATTTTTTCCAGTGCCTGGTCGTAGTAGCGCGGTACGCCTTTCATATTGCCTTTGCCGACGATCGGGATTTCATCCGAAGGGTAAACGTCGTCGATGTATTTGTCTATCCAGGCAGAGCCGATGCCCGGGCGCCGCGACATCAGTGTAAATTCTGGCTCAAGCCAGTAAGCTACTCCGTATTCGTCGCACCTGAGGTAATGGTCATGAGCTTTCGCACCCGTAACTTTTTTGAGCGTGTACCGAGAAGTGTACGCCGCCGACTCGTACGTCAGTTGACCAAAGGGGGCAAATCCTTGCCCCCAGATTTTCTCCAGAGTCTCACTAGTGAAGAGCGGGTAGCCGTTATTGTAGCTGTACAGTTGTTGGTCCTCGAATTGCAGGTTAAACGCACAAAGATGGTAGTGCGGGCGTTCGTCTTTGTCGCCGTACTCACCGCATGCGTAATAGCGGATCCGGCCGTAGCCAAGATGATCGCGAAGCCGCTTTATGAATTTTTGAAGATGTGGTTTGTGCAGTGACCCTTGTTGCGGATAGTGGTCCTCGTCGTAGGTGAGAGTAATGAAGAGATTGTAATCGTACTGTGATGCTTCATGCATGATGCGGGCCGCCCAATGGGCGGCCTTGTCGTATCTGCAGCCCATGCATTGGCCGCAGCGTACGTTCATTTTTTTTGGGGCGCAGTCTGTGGGTTTCTTCGAGACCCATGCGCCCGTTTTCGAGCAATAGCCTCGAAGTGGGGAATAGCATGACATTGGGCACCCCTTTAGAGTCGGATGCCGCCTCTCATTGCGTTCGTCTTGAGGTTCCGACGATGGGTGCCGGTGTGCTTGCTGAAGTATTTTTGAGAGCCTCTACGGCTCATTTTCCGTCGTTTCATTGAGATTTCTCCTCGTATGCGAAACCGCAGAGCTCTGCGAAGTTTCGAGATTGGGATGATAGATCCTGAGGGACGTTGACCAGGTCAACGTAAGAAGACTCTCCGTCGACTCCGCAACGGAGAGTTGTGGCAGAACATCCACTAAGTGCCAGAGAGATGGCAATTAAGACCTTTCCGACCAACCCATTCCTGGTAGGCCGCCTATGTATGTGTTTGTTTTGCATAGTTTTTTGTCCTTGTTGACGGGCAGTAACTCACGCCTCGCGCTAGGATCTAGAGTGTCATTTCGTCATTTTCCGCAAGCTTCAAGACCGATATTACACAAAGATCTACCCGTAGCGAGGGTTTCGAACTGCCCGTAGTTGCTCGCCTAAGGCGAGGTTAAATGCCCCTACCGGGGCATTTTGATTATTACGCGGCATGCGCCGCGATAGTGTAACTGTCGCCCCCTTTAACGGTGGGGGCTGTCAGTTAGCCAGTTCCCGATCAAGAATATGGGAACTGGGCTTGCACGATGAGGCTGACACGCCCTCACGTGCCCTCTGACGAGGTTTCTCCCTCGGGGCTAGGTTCAGCCTCCGAGGTATTGGTTAACGGCGCCTGCGGCGCCTCCGACGTCTCCGACGTCTCTTGTGCCCTCGTTTTCACTCGGTTTGGTTGTGGGAAGAAGTTCCCACGATTGGCTATTGCCGGGATCAGCTCTTCGAGCCGATCCTTATTTGCCGGGTCGTTGACAAAGCCGAAGAATTCGGCTGGATCCTGATTGAACTCCCGTTTCAACTCGGCCGGCAGTTCATTGAAGATTTGCTGTCCTTCGGCCAGCGTGTGTTGCATGTTCTCCCAGTCGATCATGGCGAAGTCGCCATAGCGGGCGCCGTGTTTTACGAGGTGGCTCAAGCCACCTTCCCGGGCGCCACGCTCGAGGAGTTGATTGATGTCGCACGAATCCTTGTACGACTGTTTAGTGCGACCATGCCGGCTGTACCTTCGTACCTCCGGCTTTTTGTGCAGCTTGAAGTAAAGACTCATCGTCCGGGCTCCTTCATCATCTCGAGTTCGAATTTAGCATCGCGCAATGCGCGCTGCAGTTTTTTGGTGTCAATGTCTGAGTTTTTGTAGAGGCTTATCTGTGCCTCGAGTTTGCGAACCGCTTCCCGGGCTCGAGCAATTTCCTTGCCCTGGTCGTTCGCATTAGTAGCGTTGTGCGGGATCCTAGCAGCTTCCGCAGCTTTGGGCGGGCGGTTATCCGCCCGTGGTTTCTCGTGCCGTCCGTAGATACCTCCGCCTTGCCAGGCGTTTGAGAATGCATCGGTGAATCCGCCGAAGAAGTCCATTAGCCGCATGACGTTATTTCGAGTTTCGTTCTCGACGTCGCCATCGCCTTTTAGACCCTTGATGAATTCCGCGAGGGTGGATGAGATTTCCGCAGCTGCAGACATCATGTTGTTGCGAGTACCGAGAAGCTCGGTTTCCGCGTCCAGTTTGTCCGCTTGTTTGCCCATGAGAGCGAGCTGCAGGTAGTTAGCCTTTCCGGCATTGGAGCTCGGGACGCCTGGTCCGGATCCGGACGCAGCGCCCGGTGTTGAGGCCTCGTATTTCGAGGCCAGTATGGGATTGATTCCCGCTTTTTTCATATCCGCCATGCGACGTTGCACGGCGGTGTTTGACATGCGTTCAGTGAAGTCAAAGCCTCGCTGTTGCATTTGGCGGGCATATTTCGCGCTAGATTTTTGCCAGTAGTTCTGCCAGAGATCTCCGGCGAATGCGGAGATTCCCTGGCCGATGGCTGCACCGGCAGCCATTAGAGGTGGTCCAGATTGCCTGGCACACCGTAGAGCGGGAGTGGCAGCGCGCAGTTGAGGTCGAAGTAGAAATCGACGTTGAATTGTGGTTCGCCTGGTATTGCGATAGCCCGATCGAGAGGGGTGGTTGTGTTGCTTTCGATGAACGTAGCATCGAGTGAAGGCCTTGAAGTGAAGTCTTCCTGCAGGTGCCAGCTCGCGAGTGACGACGCATGGTCGACGTTCATTTCCTGAGTGTTGCGAGACAGCTTGAATCGATACGATTCGTAGCGGGGCTGATAGCCCCAGACATCTTTGTTAAAGCCATCAGCTGCCGAGTAATAGATCTCCTGGTCGAGGACCGCTTCCTCGCCCACCTGGCTGAGCACGGGATAAGCATAATCGTAGCGAGTGCTTCGCGTGAACATCCGGTCCAGTCCCTGGGAATACGTGACGTCGCCCTGAACGGATGCGATACCGAGAATGCAACCCCATTCGACGAATGATTTTGTGAAACCGGTGCCGCCGACGCCGATGCCGAAGCCAGTTAGCTCGCCTTGTTTTTGCGTGCCGTCGTCCGAGGTGTTGGCGATTTGGTTGATGTTGATGGGGATGTTTCCGCCGCCGAGAAATTCCGGGCGTTGCAGTCTGGCATCCGGGTAGTTGTCGATGCCGAAGTGCGCGGCCAGGTGTTCTACATATCGTGTTCCGCTTCGAGCGTCGCGCTCGAGTAGGCGTTGAGTTTGGAAAGCGAGCCGCAGCTCGTTGATTGTTGCGCTAGTAGCTCCGGACAGGTTCGCCTCGAGGGCGGTGTCGTTCCAGGTCAGAGGACCATCGTTTGTTGCGCCGCCAGCCGTGGTAACGTTATTGCCCGTTACGTTGTATTGCAGCGAGCTGGTGCCGTCGTCGTGGTCAAAGACCGGCGTTGCTGTACCTTCACCGACGACAGGTGCAGATGTGCCGAGAGGTAGGCTGACTGCGTCGCCTTTTTGCGGGCTGGGAAGGGCCGACGTGAAATAGTCGTACCGCTTGCCGCGTTTTTGCAG